TCAGAATATAAAGAAACCGAGACACCAAGAATGGATCGTAGCTGTGAGGCTGTGACTATTGCTGGCATCTCGGTTCCTTTCGTGTCAGTAGCGTTCGGGAGCGACCGCTACCGATTTTGATTTTTTAGTTATCAGGTCTGGTTCCAGCATGCGCCAAATGGAATTTTTGGAGCAATTGCTGCATAGCCGTAGTAAAGAATGTCAATCGTTCCATCGCTCTGGATTGCTGTGCGCAATGTAAAGCGTGGTGACTCATACCATGTCCAAGCATCTGGATTAACAACGACCATTGAGAAATCTCCGGTTGATGTTGTTGGGCCAGCGTTGCCAATTGAGCGAGAAACAAAGAGGTTCAGGCCCGGTGAAACGACACCGCGCAATGAATCGCCTCTCACATTACCGGCTGCATTTGATGGTTGCGCTGCGTTGTATAGCGGTGCGCCATTGTCGTTGTAGCCCATGATGTTTGTCCATTGTCCAGGAGAAACAACGATGTTGCGAGCAAAGCCAAGTGATGATGAATAAACAGCACCAGCAGCTTGAGATGTGTAAGCCAAAAATCCTGTTGATGAGTTTGCATTCACACCAGTTTGCTGACCTGCACCAGCAATTGTGCCAACGGCAAATTCATCAGTTACTTTTGCATAAGCAAATTCAAGATTTTGCAAAAGAGCTGTTAGATATTCTGGACGGCTGCGATCAATGAGTTCGACAGTTGAAATTGCGCGGCCTTTAAATGATTGAACAGGTACGCTCAAGAATGTCGCTGATAGTGATGATTCTGTGACAGGTGCATTTTCTGCCACATTTGCCACAGTAGGCACGGCGGTTACACGAGGAATTTCAAATGTCATTCCTTCGCCCACAAGCGTTTCACGGCTTAGCGCATCAATCATTCCGCGATCAGCGTTAGCCAATGCATTAACAACCTGTGTGCTTTGTGGTGTTGGCACCATTCCGGGTGCTGTTCCTGTTGTGTTATCTGCTGCCTTGATGTATTGGCGTGAATCTTCATCATGAAGAATTGTTGCCTTTAGATAGTGCTCAAGGTATGAAACCTTTGACACAATTGGTGATCGTGGAGCTGTGTAATAGGCAGGTCGTGATGCCTGCACAGCCTCAGCTGGAGCCTCTACCGGTTCAGCGGCAGGAGCGGTGTTTTCGGTAGTGTTATCCACTTTGTCTCCTTCATTTGGGTTTGTTGTCTCTGTAACTGTTTCAGTTTCAGAATCTTCTGATGCTGCTACCTCTGAAACGCGTGCAGATCGCACGGCTGGTTCGGTAACTAGTGCAACGCCTTTAAGCTGGCCATTCAAAACTTTCATAGTGCCATCTTTTTGCATTTCATAATTATCAACGGCCAATTCAATGCTGAATCCATCGCGTAAGCCTTCCATTGCCTCTGTGAGCGCATCGGTGCCGGCTGTGGTGTTAGCAATCTTGAAAGTCGCTGTCATTTCTTTGTCATTCACACTCATGGCAATGCTCTTGCCAATTCTGCGTGTGTTGTCATGCTCAAGGTTTAAAAAAACATCTTGAGGCACAATTGATCCACGGGCAAAAGTGACTTTGCCTGTGCTCGCATTTGCTTGCTCGTTAAATGCAACTATGCGGCCGGTGATTGTCCGAGAATCGGAATCAGCTGCCGTGATTTCCATCGGTGTTGTTAGCTTCATGAGATCATGTCCTCCATTTGTCTAATTTCATCGGTAGTGATTGCTCCGATGTCAAATAAAATCTTGTAAATCTCTGCACGCTCTTTTTCTGATCCGCGCAAGTACGCCTTCAAATCAAATTCCACGCGCTGTGTTGATGGTGTAAAATCTGGCATTGAAAGCCGGCTGGTCAAGCTGTTCATCAACGGAATCAGCGAGAAATCCAAAAGAGTTTGACGCGCCGTTTGGGCGTTTTGATAGGTCATGGATGATCCAGTCGGCGCATCAATAAAGTAAGCCGGAATGCCAACGGCACGGGCTAATTCTGTGGCAATTATTTCGCGTGCTGCGTTTAGGCCAATTTGCTCCGGTGTAAAACCAACAGTCTCCATTGTGATGTCCGCATTAAGGAACGCCGTTCCGCGATTTCTTCTCGCTGCCCCCCAAGCATCCAGCAATTTGGCAATGCGGTCAGCTGGCAATGCTGTGCCATTTGATTTCAAAACCATTGATGGTACAGGTTCGCGTGCATACATTGCAGCTGCTCGCTCAAGTTCTGCACCAGCACGAATTGTGCGACCGGCTCGATTTAATAAACCTTCATCATTGCCGTAAAACACAACAAGCGATCCAACGCCGGTGTCTGGCACTTGCATTCCATCAACTGTGTAATACTCAATCTGCGTGCCTTTATCGTTTAAGAAAGCACCAACACGATTAGGAGCAACGCGCCACATTTCTCTGACTCTAAATGTGTCGGCAAAAAGCGACATTACTTGAAAATATGAAAATCCCGTAAATAATAAATCCTCGCACGCCCATACCCAACTAACAGCCCCCGGTACTCTACGATCCGGATCATCAATCACAATCGGTTGATCAATAATTGTGCCGGTAGCTTTATCGCGCGTAATAAGCGGAATTGTCGCAATTGAATTACAGATCATGTTTCTAGCGCGAGCAATGGCTGGCACAGACATAGCCTCTTCGCGGGTTGCTAAATAATCAGCTCCACCAAATGGATAAAACGCATCTAGTGTTGGAGCTGGCCCAATTTGTGCAGCAACATCAGCACCGCGCGTTGGCGCGATTGTTTCAATGGTGCGTTTGCGGTCAAATAATCCCATGCACCCATTTTCTCAAAATGTCAAGCATCAACCCACTAAAATGTCTATTTCCGTTTCTGGGCGTGTCGCGAAGTGCGTGCATAATGCGGCGGCCACAGCGGCGGCTACGGCCGTCCCGCTGGCACGCCTTCCAATAACCCATCCACCATCGCCTTTACGCAATCGCACAGCTGAAAGCATTTGTTCAGTCAACGTTGATTGATTTCTATGTTTTAAGCGACCAGAATTGATGGCACCCAACAATTCATCACACGCTTGCGGGTAAGCCGAATCCATGTCATAGATTGGGATGCCGGCTGGCACCATACGCGCGGCAATAGCCCCGGTTGTGCGCCGTGAGTAAAGCAAATACTCAATTGGATATTTGCGACAATAAGCCGCTGCATCATTTGCAATTGCCCGATCATCTAGCTGTATTGTGTTTTCCCATGTGTGAAGCAGCTTTATCACAAAACTCTCTGATCCAAGCTTTTGGGCTCCCACTAATGCTGCATTTCTACGATCCGGTGAAATATCAATCGCCATCCATGTCAGCTTGTCAATATCAAGGTCAATTGTTTCGTCACCACATGCTTGCCATTCTTTGGCCCCAATAACGCTTGAGATTGTTTGAACCCAACGATTTAAAACCTCGGTTTGCACCACATCGGCAGGATCATTGAAAACGGCTCGGATATTGTCTGGGTGGATTGTTATGTTGAGGCCGGGATTTGCAAAAGCTGCGTTTTCTAGTGAAATTTCATCAGTCGGTGCCGACCATTCAAAATAACCCACATTATCGGGAGCACCACTAGCTGCCGCCAATCCGCGCTCGCGTAATTGGTTGAGCACAATGCTATGACTATCTCCGGCCGTTGAAAAGCAATTGACCTGTGGATTTTTGGCAGCCATCAAGGTGTATCGCATTGCGGCAAATGTTTCCATGTCGTGCAGCTCTCGAATTTCATCCATGTGGATACTTTCGGGTTTTGATAAACCTCTAGCTGCTGATCCACCAGCTTTGATGATAAAACGCGATCCTTCTAGCGTTTCAATCTCTTCGGCTCCATGTTGCCACCTAATCCGCTTGACGCGTTTAGCTAGATCATCATGGCTTTCCACAATTTGCACAATTGCTCTAAATTGCTCCAGCGATGTCACCAGCCGGTGAGCTGTGGAGACTTGCAACGATTCTTGCCAATGGAATAAACCCATCAAGATTCTGGCCATCATGTAAGTGCTCTTACCATTTTGGCGTGCGACTGTGGCCACCGAGATTGGGTGATGATAGCGGCCATCGGGTTTTATCTTGAGAGAATGCTCGGCCAGAAACTTTTGCCACGGCATAAAGCCGCCTTCAATAATCTGTTCAGCAAAATCAATGAGTTCGAAGCCGCGTGTAGGCAAATCATTGAGCGGTGAGTGGATTCTAGGCTCTGTGATCGGTTCAAAAACCGATTGCAGCCTATCTGAGACGATTTCAACCGGCATTGTTTCAACTATGACCTGACCATCACTATTCATGGCTTTGGCTGTCGTTTTCGGGTACAAAGAAGCCCCGGGTAAGCATGGTTGTGGAAACAGG